GTAATTGCGCTTGCAGCGTTGCAAAACGCGTAGACGTTCGTGCTGGTCGTCAAACGCACAAACTCGCCGTGCCGGATTGTCGAGGCGGCAAGCGCGGTCATCGGCGTGCTCATTGCACGTTCTCACGAAACACAAAGTCTGCGTCCCACTCTACCCAAGCGCCGTTCGTCATGGGATGCAGCGTGTAAATTGGACAAACCTCGGCAACAACCGACCAGGTGCAAGCACTGCCCACCGCAGTCAAGGTGCCCACACTCGGCGTGCCGATCACCGGGCGGTGCAACAGCACACTTACCGTGCTGCCGGCTCCGCGCGTGACTTGCGTTGCCACCTTGTACGGATAGCTGCCAAGCTGCAGCACATCGCCTGCGGCAAAAACCACCGTGCCGCTTGCCACGCTTGGAAGATTGCCCACGCTGATGGTCGTAGCGTTGGCCGCAGGCACCGACGCAAGCGTTAGCGCGGCTGCCTGCGCTGCGCTAAGGCCGCCTTGATAGCTTGCAAACCAAGACAGTGTGGACGAGGCAAAACTTAGGGTGCCTGCGGTCAAACGGTCCAGGTTGTCAATGGTTTGGATGACGCTGCGCACCTGCGGGTAGTAGAGGTACGCGTGAGGCTTGACCGTGAACACCCACGGCTGGGTGGTGAGGTACTCGGCGGTGCGCACTTGACCGCTGCGCGAGTACTGCTGGCCCACGGTCTTGCGCGTGTTGACCTGGATGTACTGACTGATGTCAAGGATTGTTTGAAATGACATCAGGCACGTCCTTGCGGCGACAACGATTTGCTTGCGTACATGTTCGCGGCAAACACGGTCTTGTTGGCTGCCAAAATACGGTCCTCAAACGACTTGACGTCGATGGCCTGGATGTTGTAGTTGTTGACGATGGTGCTGCTGCCAAGTTTATCGTTGGCGACAACCGTGCCGCGAAACGCCGGCACAAACAACTCCGGACCGCGCTCGCCGACCAAGTACGGTGCGCCTGCTTCGACAGGACCGCCTGAGGCCCTGCCTGCGGGCGTTGGCAACGCTGCTTTAAAGAAGTCAAAAAGCGGCGTCGTGATGTACTGTCGCACGGTGAGACGCAACAAGTCCGCTGCAATAGAATTGACCATGTCGAGGAAGGTTGCTTTGCCGGTCAGCGCCATCTGTACAAAAGTTTCGGTGAATTTCTCGCCTGTACGATCTAAAAGCCGCATCAGATCTGAAAGACTGTCTTTGGGTTTGGTAAGTGCTTGGTTGAGTTGCTCGCCGTAACGCGCAATCAGTTTGATATAGTCTTCTGTGTTTATGAAACCCTCTCGCAGCGCCTCGTCGACATCCAACACCTTCTTTTCAAACACCTCGAATGGGGTGCGTAGACTTTCAATCTCGCGCCTGAATCGCTCGATATTTTCCTGGCGCAGTAACTCCTCAAGCGCTTGTGAGGCCTCTGGCGAGACGCGCGCTGCTAGATTTCGCCGATTAAATATGTCGCCAAGTTGCAGAGCAAGCGTTTGCGCACGTATTGACTCCACAAACATCTGCGCTGCTGCCTTTTCCTGCGCGGCTTTTTCTTGATAAATTCGCGCCTCGTCCTGCTGGCTGCGTTGCAAGATCTCAAACTTGCGTTCTAATATTTCTTCAGCGTCTTGCAGTTCTTTCAGCGCTACTTGTTTTTGTTGCGCATTTTGCCGTTGTAGCGCCTCAAAAGAGCGATCAAGCATTTCTTCAGCGTCTTGCACCTCTTTCAGCGCTACTTGTTTTTGTTGCGCATTTTGCCGTTGTAACGCTTCAAAAGAGCGATCAAGCGCACGTTCAGCTTCCGTCGTGTCACGTAGCAACGCTTGGTCTTGCCGTTCACGCTCTCGTTTCGCTTCTCTCTGCTGCCTCTCGCTCTCGCGCTGGGCCTCACGTGCAGCACGCTCGGCTTCTTTCTCGGCTGCCTTGCGCGCTTCGTCAGCGCGACGCGCAGCAATCAACACCTCGGCCCGCGCAGCAGCTTGCGGCCCAAATTTTGCTGCCTCAAAACGCAACGCAGCATCTTCGCCTTCGCGCAACTTGCGAATTTGCTGATCCAACCCTTCGATGTACCGCTGCGCGGCTTCGGCACGCGCCTGCGCTTCGCGTCTTAAGCGCTCCGCTTCGCTTTCGGCGCGCCGCTTGCCTGCATCGTCAGCTTTCTTGGCTTCGCGCTCGACCCTCCTCACCGAGTCGGTTTTTGCGTTTTGCGCTTCCTCCACGGTGGTGATGGTGGCAAGCAGCTGCTCGATGAACTTTTTGCCCGTGTCGGTTGCGTTGCGCTGCGCCAGGTTGAGCCCCAGCACCTGATCGCGTAGCTGCGCAAACGTGGCCTCGTTGCGTTCAAACTTGCGCAGCGTGTCAAACAACTGGGTCGCTTGACGCTCGGTGATGCCAAAGTCTTTGGCGAGCTTTTCGGCAGGCGAGTCGACAAAGAACTTCAGGAATTCAGGCACCGCCAGCCGCGCAATGCCTGCGTACTCGTTGCGCAGGCTGCCCGCAAAGCCTTTGATTTGCTCGCCTAGCCGCAGTTCGGCAATCGCGCGCAGCTGTCCATAGAGCGCTTTAAGCGCGGGGGCTGCGCTTGCGTAGTACTTCTCGGCAATCTCCTCAAGCGATAAGCCGGCTTTGTTGTTCGCCGTGGCAAACGCTCCTGCAGCCGCAGTGACATCCCTTGCCGCGTCCTCGACGCTTTTGATGTTGCCCACAAGCGCGGTAAACCCTGCCGACAAAAGCGGAATCGTGATTGCCGCCACGGTGCCAAGCACCACGCCCACGGCACCGAACGCCGAGAGCAACTGCGGCAGCTGTTGCGTCAGCGCCTGCGTTGCGCTGGTGCCGCTCCCCACCTGGACCGCAAAATCCTGGATCTGGTAGCCGGCATTGCGCGCAACGTCGCTCATTTGCGATTTTTGCCGCGTGGCGACCTCGAAACCTCCAGCAGCTTCGCGCGCTGCGTTACCGGTCTTTTTAACGGTCTCGCTCGTCGCTTGCAGCGTGTCGCCAAGCTCCTTGGCCTTGCGCTTTGCGGCCTCAGTCTGGGTAACAAAGGCTGCGCTTTCGAGATCGAGCGCGACCTGCAGCGCTGCGATGGTCTTAGCCATGGCGCGCCTGCAGATGTTTAAGGTACTCGGGCTTGTACCCCGGCAGTGTCGTCAGAAGCAGATAATCGCGCTCGGCCCGCGTAGGCTCGGCGGGCTTGAAGTAGGCCTCGATGAACGGAAACCACTCGGCGGGCCTGAGCGTTTTGTGTTGCTTGGAAAACATGCCGGCGAGCGAATGCAACAACGACATGGTGTGCGTTGCGAACATCAGCGGACCACGCCCGCCAATCAGACCGTCGCGGTACAGCAACTCCATTTCCGTAACCGTCTCCCAGTCGAGCGCGTCAAAAACGTCAGGATCTTGCCCATTAAAAATGGCTGCTGCCCGAACCTGCTGGTACAGCAGCCGTTTTAGTTTTTTTCTGTTGCCTCGTATCGAGGTTTGACAACCGCTTCAACAGCTTTGACCAGATCTTCAATTTCTTTGTCTGAAAGCGACGCAGACAATTCGTCGTAGCTCAACGCAAACACATCTTCGCCTTCCGCAAAACCTACTAGGCCGATCATGGCGATTTCGTTAAGTTGTCGGCTTGCAAGCCAGCGGGCGGTCTGGCGCATGCTGCGGCCCTCAATCAAAATGTCGTCATCTTTGATTTCGACGTTTGGATCGCCAAGGGTGCCGCTGCGCATGAGCGAGTCTTTGAGGCGCGCAAAGTGCTCTTCGACAAGATCTGCGGGTGGCGACTGGCACTTGTGCGTAAGCCCTTGCAATTCGAGACGCGTGGGCAGGTACACTTCGAAGGCATGCCCGTGAAAGTCAATGGTTTTGTACTTTGTACGCTTAAAACCGTTGAGCCGCTGTTGCACACTCATGCGCGCTTGCTCCGTTGTTTGTTTGCAAATTGATCAATTTGCGCGGAAAGCTCGGCGCCAAGATTTTGCGTCATTGCCGGAATTGCGCGCTGAAAATTCGCCCGGATGAAGGGCGTTGCGGGTTGGTCTGCGCGCCCGTATTCAAGCGCCATTGCAGCAGGCCTAAAGTCACCCTTTGCGTCCACATACCGCACGCCCACGATCACAAAACCGTAGGCGATGGTTTGGTTGCTGTGGTACTTGCGCTTGCGGTCGCGCATCGTCGACACTTTTGCGCCCGCCCGCGTCTGCACCTGCAGCCTGCCGGTATCAACGGGGACTGCAGGCCGGATGTTGTCGAGCGCAGGCTTCACCGCACGGCGCAACGCCGGCACGACTGAGCGCTTGGCCTGCTGCGCCGAAAACTCCTCGCGCAGCGCGATCAGCGCTTGCTCAACCTCGCGCGTCCCCGTGACCGTAACGCGCATGGTCGGTCATACGTCCGAGGCATCCAAGACCAGCGACTGTGCGTCAGGCGTTGCGTAGATGCGCAAAATTTGCAAGGCGACAAAGCGCGCCGATTGCGGATCGGCCTCGCCCAGCGCACGGTCAATGTCTGACTGCAAAAAATGATAGCAACGCGCTATGTTGTGCGCAAGCCCCGGCCCCTCGATCATATTTTGAATGACGTCGTCTATCATACGTTGTTTGACCATCCAAAGAGATTGCCGCGCGGATGCAAGGTAAACGTGCACTGCGCTTCTGCGCCCGGAGCAGAGTCAATACTAAACTGGCCTGCCCGCGCATTAAACGCAAAAAGCACCTGGTTTGCACCCTCGACGAAGGCGATCACATAAGTCCGGTCGATCAACCCGCTGTACGCATCGCCGCGCACAAGAAGCAGGTTTGCGTTGGTTGGATTCCACGCATGTATAAAAGAGAGGGAAAATGGCGCACTTTGGACCGGAATTTTATCGGACTGTCGGCTGCCTGCAACCGAAAAGTTCGCCATCGCGTCTTCTTGCCCGAAAGCAGGAATCGCTTCAACCTCGAGTAGATTTGCCGCTACCACGAAGGGGCTTACGGTCGCATAAGTCCCAAGCAAAACCGCCGTCGCTATCGGCGTCGGCGCAGCACCGGGCTGCATGTAAAGCGACGCCACAAAACCCGGAAGTACTTTGTTCGGAAGAGCCATGATGACCTCTTATCAGCTAGGAATGTCAAACGTCATATCAAGCACAATCTGATGCAGTTTGTTGTCGTTGTCAAAGGTATTGTAAAGCCAGTCGACGTCAATTTTTGCTACATAGAACAGACCGCCCAGCAAACCTTGATAACCATGCAGCGCGTCGACCACCAATTGCGCCTGCGCAAAACACGTGGCCATCGTTTGCGCGTACACGTTCGTCCCACAGGTCGGACGGTCGATGCCTTTGTTGATCTGCGGTCCGGTGTAGACCGGTTGATGCACGTTGCGCAGCGTCCAGGTCAAAAAGGTCGGCTCGCTCGCAAAGTTGCGGTTGAACGACGCATAGACTGGCGTTGGCGCCACGACCGACTGCAACGCCGTCTGGATTGCTTGCGCATAAACCGCTGCGCTGTTTTGTCCCATGCATTAGACCGCCGTCGCTGGATCGTTGCGGAAACACGTAAGCGTCACAAACTGCCGATCCAAGTGCTCAAAGACATCAATAATGCGCCAGGATTTCGCGCGATAAGTGATGCTGAAGGCTGCTTGATTATCGACAATTTGCTTGGTGTTGGGCGAGTAGTTCACGACAAGCCGCACAATGTCGTCGTATTGCCGATAGCTCTCGGTAATCTTTTCGCTTGCTTTAACGTCTTCGCTGCGCGCCCGCGTATTGAAAGCAAGCGTCTCGGTGGTCGTTTGATCGCCTTGCGCGGTTTTCGCAAACGTCAGATTGTTGACACCGATTTGCTCAA